AAAACGCCTCCACGAGTGCAACACCAAAGTCTGCTGGGTCAGCCGCTGTCCAGTCAGGTACACGGTCTTGAATACGTGCAATTAGTTCTTCTCGAATTGCAAAGTAGTCTTTGCTTGTGTAATCAATCGATACTGGGATAGTGGATGGTGGGGTTATGCTCACAGGTTCTCCTCAATTGCTATAGTGTTTCCTTCAATTCTGATTAATCCTATTGAGGTGCTAGTGACCTCATCATTTGGCAAAGCGTAAATAATATCTACCTGCATAATCCCTGTGTAATCATCAAAGACACTACTGACAGACTGAAGAGTTAACCTCTGTAGTTGATCATTAAAGGCTTGATTGACTTCAAACTCAATTTGAGTCTGAGCATCTTCTTGATTTTCAAATACGGACAGAGGAATATCAGTACCAAATTTTGGACGCATTACCCGCTCACGCAGTGCGGTTCCTATAACAGAACGTACTTTGTCAGCCCAAATTTTTGTCTGATCTGTTGTGCTACCCACACGTCCATAGGGGTCTATGGAAAAAGGTAGAGAGATTGCAATTTCAGCCATTACCTACCTACCCATCGTCTTGGAGTTATTTTGTAGCCGCTTTGAGTTTGGTTTATCATAGCGGCTGGTGCACTTATTCTAGTAGATGTTGGCCTACTAGATGCACCTGTCGTAAGTTCATAAGCAACATTTCTAACAGGAGCAACGGACGCAGTCAAAGGTCGGAAAGCACTAGCCTTATTACGGCCCGTTCCATCTGTCATACAAGTGAACTCAACGAAGTAACGGCCGTCCCAAGTTAAGGTGTGGTCTACTTTCTTTATAACCCAGTAGCCATCAGTAACGTTTCCAGTGCCGTTTATCTCAACAGTACGGTAGGGAGCAATGTTTGGATTACCTTGACCCGTTCCTTCGGCCAAAATTGAATATCCCGATAAGTTGGCATTGGCTTCAGCAATCATTTTTGCAACGGCAGGACTGGCCGATACAGAAGAAGAGAGAACCTCTTTGAATAAAGAGTCTTTAGTTGAAGATCTAAGTTGTTTTCCTACTTCATTAGGAGACGAAGTAGTCGTATATGGCTTGGCTGTAAGGGGATCGATTCCATGAATGACTTTATCTTTCCTACTGTACGTTCCACCAGAACTTAAATCACCTATTTTAGGTTGGAAAGTGTCTAACGTATGCGACACAGGTCCACTGTACTCAACCATTTCTGCTTCTATAAAAGAAAGAACAGGAACAGTTGTAATAAATTTGTTTACCATGATATCAATAGGATGAAAATGAAGATCGGTGCCTGATACTTGTGCTACATATCCAATTTTCCTAGCAAGTTCTTGTACCTTCTCCCAGTATGAATGAGAGGTCATTGTTATCTGACTTAAACGAAGTGGATGTGGAGTAATGTTTGGTTTTAATTTAAACTTTTTAGCAATCTCTGCAACTACTTCAGTAACAGTCTTGTTATTCCAGATCTTTGTTTCCCCTTGTTTTAACCCTAAAGAAGCACCTATTCCTCTAACAACTACTTGACGATTCATTCCTTGCTGAGTTAAGGGAGATGTGTCGTACACATAACCGAAAAACTCATTTGAAACAGAATCATTTTTCCATTTAACAGATATAGTTACCCCTGTTTTTAATGCGTTTGTGTAAAAAGACTCATAGTAAGGGTAAGTAATTTCAATTAAATCTTGTTTTCCAGCCTCTTGATAAAGTTTAAAGGTGCGAGGAATTACAACAAAACCAGGAAAGTCTGGATAAGAAACAGTAAACTTAGACCCTTGTCTATTTTGAATCCCATTAATCATTTGGAATCCTCAATTGAGTACCAGGAGCGATAGAGAATGGGTCAAGAATCTCAGGGTTAATGTCAAGAATTTTCCACCACAAATTAGATGCTCCTACATACCTTAAGGCTAAGTTGTCTAATCGATCAGTTTCAACCCAGTCGTACAAAAAGAATGTAGCCGTGTAATTAGGGAACTCACGATTAACTGTTAACTCGTAGGTGCTAGATCTAGAATCAAATGCTTTGTATATTTTGCCATCTACATATCTGCTATCAAGAAATATCATCTTTACTCTCCTTGATATAGGACATCATAGTCGGGTACTCTTGTACAAGTAAAACTAACGTTTGAAAGAATAGGTACCATTCTGTTATTAAAAAGAGTGTGGTTTATTCCTAGGTCTGAAATACGGACCAAATAACGTAGGTTAGCACCTAAGTGCAATTCCAATATAGTCATTCGCATAAATCCAAGATCTGCAGTATTTCCATTTAACTCTGATTTATAAACTGCATGAGGACCATTTATTGTTTTAAATAAATATTCAAGATCGTACATTGTCCCTCTATTGTAGATTCCTTCTTGATCTTCAATAGATAATGTTTTTCCATAAGGAGAATTAGCAATGGAATTTGCAGAGTAAGTTCTGGTTATTTGAGCAGGGTCTAAATTAGAAAGTTGAGTTTCAATTTTTTTCTGCTGTTCACTTACATAACCAAATTTATTTAAGTAATTCATGTCTTCAATTCTATTTAAAAGAATAGAAAAACTAATTATACCACCCGTTTTTGCTAACGGAAGTGTTTCATCTTTTGATCTTGCAGAAGGAGAGGGATCAACATCTGCTTGAATTCCATAATTCATACTTACAGAAATTGGATTATACATAAATTTAAATCCGTATAATTGATTGTCTATTAATTTTCCAGAACTAAGACTACTTAATTGTCCTGCTACAAATCTTTTAGACATCTGAAACGTTCCACGTCCAGGGGTAACACCTGTCCAGGCTTTTCTAGCGTCAGTGTAATTACCTTGATTAATAGAGACATTGTCTAAAGAACTTGCTTGAGGTCCCAAAGGATTGTGTAAAGCACTTTTCAACAGTGGAGGATTGTATTGATAAGGTCCTTTAGGATCTATGTTACCTCCGTTGTTATTGGTCGTTGGTCCACTAGGGTTTGGTCTACCTGTACCAGAAGATGGAAAGAATAGTTTTGGTGCTGGTTTAATTTTATTAATCTGTGAACTTAAACTTTGATAACGAGCCCAGGCATCGTCGCGTCTATTTTTTAAGGTAGTTATATTTTTTCTAGCATTTATGAGGTTAGTGCCAGTCAATGTCCCACCCGCAATAAGTTGTTCTAACTTAGTAATAGCAGTAACATATGAAAGATATTCTTTGTACACCTGGTCTCTTCGAGCCTTATAAGAAGACACTTCCTTTTTCTTTTCAGCACTTAGAAACAGTCCAAGTCGAGTATTTCTTGCATCTTGTTTATTTCGGATAGATGCAATTGTGCTTTCAATTTTTGAGTAGTCTGCTTGGTTAGTCACTAGGAGTTTCCAATCATCGAGGTTTCATTGTTATGGTTTAAGAACTTTTGAACCTGCTTAGCAAACCTCATTGCTGTCAACTCGTTTGCTTCATCAAACTTAACAGTTATATTTACTGTTTTGTTTCCTGAGACAACAGGGTTTTGAGGTATGGACGCCCCATAACCTGACGTTGCTCCTCCACGAATCTTTGTTCCCCAACTACTATCGTTGATAAGATTAAAAACTGTTTGAGGATCAGCGTTATTTTTTAGAGCACCAACAATTGCGTCGTATCCACGTTCAGCAGATTTGTTTCCAAGGATGGTCCTGACGGTAGCATCAAGACCTTCTTCCATAGAGGTGTATCTTCTTACGTTATGAGAGTTCATTACCTCAGAGCCACCCATGTCTAAGGTTGTATTAAGAGGGTTGTAATGAGCAGAGTTTTTCCAGTGACCACCTTCATAGCGCATCCACGTATTGACAGACTTAAGGTTTGTCTCTGTTACTGGTGCTCCAATTCTAGTGAGGAATTGTGTTGCCCACTCTTGTTGATCGCCAGTCCCAAGAATTGCTTTTGTACCTGCAGTGTTAGAGGCAGAAGAAGAAGTTGAAGACGTAGACATAGGTACAGAATTTGCGGAGCCAACGGGAGATTCTGCTCCAAAATATTTTAATACATCTGGATTAACTGGATTATTTTTTCCTTGTCGTACTTCATAGTGTAAGTGAGGACCAGTGGTGTTACCTGTGTTTCCTGACTTTCCAATTTTTTGTCCCTTTTTAACTTGCTCTCCAAGGTTGACTGTTCTTTCACTCAAGTGCCCGTACACTGTTTGATATCCATTAGGGTGATCAATAACAATGGCAGTTCCATAACCTGGTCCTGGGTTGATACTGGAAACATAACCATCAAGACTTGCTGATACAGGTGAACCAATCTTCATTGGGAAATCTTGACCTGTATGTACGTTATTTGTTGACGCCCAAATTCCTGAATTATCTTTAGCACCAAAACCATTTGCTGCGGCGCCGCCTCGTGGTCCGATGCCAGTATTAAACCCAGCACCAAATCCAGAGGTTGCTCCACCAAGAATTGGTATTTTAGTAATTGCGCTTGCTAGATCTTTCATTCCACTTATAAGCATACTGATGCTTGTGGACAAAGCCGCTCCTACATTAGTTCCACCAACTCCACCAACTAATCCTTTGAGGTATCCCATTTGCTCAACGGATATTCCTAATAGTCTGTTAAATGCTTCTACAGTATCTGCAGCATTCTCAAAACCGCGAATCATTGCAGATTCGGCTTTCATCATTAACTCTGTTTCAGAGCCGCTTAGTCGACCTGCAGTTTCAAGGGCTGTATTTGCATTCCCTCCTGTTTGATTATTCCCACGAACGGCAAGGTCTGGATTTCTTCCTTCGGTGTAATCGATTATTCCTTGATAAACAATCTCTTGTTGTGCTGCATCAAAGTTTTCTCGAAGAAAGACTCCTAAGTTTCCTTTTTGACGTGAAAAAGCAACGGCCTCTGCACTGCTGTAGCCACGACCTCCAGTTAATACTGGAATTAATTCCTTTACAAGTTGCCCTGGTGTTTTTTCTTTTCCTTTAGAGTCCGTAGTTGTAATTCCATATTGGTACAAGTTTGCTGCCATAGGACCTGATTGGAAACCCGCAATAGCATCAGCAGCGGCAGCGTTATCTAGTCCCAGGTATTTAAATGCTCCACCAACTTGAGCAGCAGCCTGTAAGTAATTACTGCTTCCTGGCATATAGCCACGACCTGCCAGCAGTGCAGCAACTGCGGCATCTGATCCACGACTAGATAGTCCGTTATCCATAGCGCCAAAGGTTGCACGCTCTAATTGAGCACGGTTAATACCTGGAGATTTTAATCCTGCTTGGTAGTACCCAACTGAACGTTGCATCGTAAGGGCAAGGTCTGGCATACCTGCGTACATTCCAGCAAAACCTGCTAAACCTATTTTAGCCGCTCCTATAGCGCCTTGAACAAAACGACTCTGGCCCGCACCGCTGCCAAGATCTAGTGGGAATCCACCACCTTGTCCTCCTCCACCTTGGGATGAGAACTGTCCTAGGCTGGCGTTGACTTGATTAGTGCCTGGACCTGAGTAGGTCTGCGGTGCAAAGGTAGCGCCGTCAGCGCCTGTACCTGGCCGTGTGATTGCGGTTCCTAGGTGGGCACTACCGCCGTTGTTCTTTAGAACACCAGTAGCACCCTCCATAGCGGAAGTTGAAACACTAGAAACTTTTTCAAGGGACTCATAGAGAGCGTTAACTTTCCTAGTCAGTTCGTCAACACCAGTGGTCAAAGACTTGATGTTGGCAACCATCTTGTTAGCCATGTTAGTCCTTTCCCTTTACGTATTTGGCTATCTGTAGCCAGTTCTTTCGTTCTCGTGGTGACAACTGCTTTATCTCAGTTAACGTCCATCCCTTAAAGGATTGAGTCAACGCTGCCCATTCAGCCACTACGTGACTGTATGGAATAGTGTTAGAATCGAAATAAGGTCCCGAAATTAACGGGAACTGGTACCTCGCTTCCAGTCTCAGGGTCAGTGACAACGATGCTGTCAAACTGCGGTCCTGGTAGTCGCTTGTTGATTTCTTCAACAATCTTTCTACGATCAGCAAGTCCCAGGTTTCGTACCTGTTGCTTACTGACAACTGGAGAGTTATCGATCTTTAGCACAGTGTTCTCTAACATGATGGTAGTTAACTCAGCAGAAGATTTATCAGAGTTGATAATCATCTCTCTCTGAGACACACCTGTTGGAAGAGTCACTGTGTATTCGTGGTTCTTTCCTGATACTGAGAAAATACGATCATTAACTGGGTCAGTTAAAATCTTTACCTTGATATCTTTATCGAGATCAACTTCAATCTGCTTTAGTTCTGATCCAAAGTAGACAGGCACTTCTGTGGTGCGACCAAAGGTAGCCTTAAAGATTGCCAGGATAAGCATGTCTCGATCTCCTGCAAGGAGTTGATCTAATATCTTCTCGTCTGCCTTTTCATTTCCAACCCGAACTGTTCCTCGTTGAAGGATAGTCAAGATTGCTCTACCGACGTTTGCTGCACGAGCAATTGCTTCTTCGTCGTTGCCGTTAAGTTCTCTTACCTCTGCCTCCGTAATGACTTCCCCAGCGGCGTTTATGTAGCCGCCAGGGAGAGTCACCACGTTGTCCAAAGGAGGAAGAACTTTTACATCTATAGCCTCTGGCTTTTCAGCAAGAGCCTGGTTGATTAGGTTGTTTGCCAATGCGGGATTAGCCGCTGCACTAATTGTTTTCGTCATGTTAGTCCTTTGTTAGTCGAGGAAGTCTGCTGCTTGTGTAGTTA